TCTGGTTCAGGTTCTGGTTCAGGTTCTGGTTCAGGTTCTGGTTCAGGTTCTGGTTCAGGTTCTGGTTCAGGTTCAGGTTCTGGCTCTGGTTCTGGTTCTGGGCCTCCTTCTACACTTTGTAATTCACATTCTACCCAGAGTCCCATATTTAAGGTTAATTGTACACCTACTGGAATTTTAATCCAATAATCTTTTCCTGGAAAATTCGAATATCGAAGTTCTGAAAAGGACTCTGAACCAGAACCATCTATAACATTCGCTCGTACAGCATATGCATTTATAACTGTACATATAGTAGTTGATTTGTTGGTGACATCATTTGCGGCTTGTCGTGGTGTCTTGCCACTACGTACAGTTATTAAATACCATTTATTTTCTGAATTATCTTCCTCATAATTTATATAATAAGGTTCTACATAATTTGTCGCCATTATATATAATATTTATATCATAATTATTTTACTAAATAACTGAAAAAACTAACATATACTAAAATAAGGTGGTCCTGGCCATGGAGGATGATCCAGGGAATTATTTTGATGGTCGTATTTTTCCACAAAAATTGGAGCTCCTGGCCACGGAGGTAAATCATTATTATATTTTGTAAAAGATATATTATAAGGAATTAGTTTATTTTTACTAATGTCATGATCAAATGAATTCTCAGATTTATTATTTTTAAGATAATATTCTACTAATTTAAAAAGTGTTTTATCCATAAAATCGTTAGAATTATAATATAAATCGATATTATTAGAATCGTCATTATATTTTTTAATTTCTTTTTGAAATTCCTCAAATATATAACTGTTAGATACATCATTATAAAATGTTTCTGTAAACTTTTCTTCCCAAGATTTTATATTTATATCTACATTTTCTTTTAAATTTTCCCAAAAAGTAAAAAATATTTCACGATGTGAACCGGTTGCTTTAAATACAATTTGCATCAAATATAAAACATATACAATATAAGCGTTGTATCCACGTTTATTTAAGTCTTGATTTGTACTACATGATATATCACTATTGTGCCAAGTATTATAATCATTTATTAGTTGTGAATTAATACTATAATTAGAACAATCTGTAAATAATATTCGTGTATCATCTACAATATTTCTTAATATGTTTAATTGTGTATATTCTCTATTACTAATATTCCAAAACGACTCTGCACTTGAAATATCAAAATGTTCGCACTTACTAATTTCAAAATCGTTTAAGAAATAATTTGTATAAATACTAGAACTGCCTTCAGTAAGCCAAGGCATATCCCATTCATTACTAATTGTAATAATAGGATTTTTATGTATTCTACCACCACTTAATCTCATTTGATGTATATGAAAATATTCGTGAACTGTATCGGATCTCAATTTTCTTAATAAATTACTAGAGGGAAGTGTATTATTAGTAGGATTTAAAATAAGTCGTAAATTATTGTTTATTCTATTATTATCTCTTCTAATAATGGTTGCATCATTTGAAACTACATGCATAGTTGATGGGTTATTTTTAATTATTTTTATTTCATCATTTGATGGAATAACGGTTGCAATAATTGAATGTGGATAGTGTTGTATACTTCCAGTAAAGTACTTATGGTGTATTTCATGACCAAATCGTTCGGATAATTTATTTATAAGTTTTTGACTTTCATGGTTTATAAATCCTTTTTTAATTATAAAGTATTCTGTTCTCCATCCACCAATACTAGATTTCAGACCATTTCTTAAACCACCAATTAAATCATGTATATCTAGCTCCCACTTTGTAATATCATTTTTTGCTAAATTTTTATTAACATCTTTTGGTACGTGTGTAATTAAAACCGAATTATTATTATTAATTTTACCCCAATCTATGTCATTAAAATATTTTGTTTGTAAATTATTCTTACTTTCATGTGTAACAGGTATTTCCGCTCCCATATCTTTCTGAGTTCTACTAAAATAATATAAATTAGTACTAAAATCATCAGTAACATTAATTATAATTTTTTTATTGATATATTGGTAAGAAATATTAGGACTTTTATATACTAAACCGTCGATGGGATTATGAGATCCATCTGATGTTTCAGAAAAACTAAATTCATAACCATCTAAACTTGGTGATTTTAAATTAAATATATGTGTTCCCTTTAATAATATCAAAAATTTTTGCTGTTCTCCGTCTATAAAAAATTTTGATTTTTCGATTGACGATTTACCAACAGTTACATTATATACCTTACATGATGATGTAATTAGATTATCATCTTCAAAAGTATATCCAAGTAAATAATTTTTATTAATTCCGCCAGAAGATTTTCCAATAAATGTTAAACTTTTATCTTGTTGTCTTAATTTTTTATCAAATGTATTATGCGTTTTTCTATTATATCTTAGTCGTGCTCTATCTGAATTGTTATGTTTATTATTATTAGATAGATGATTATCATATAGGGAAGAGTAATTATTATAATCTGGTTGAAGATTAAATATAGTACCAACATCAATATTTTTTATGGTAGGGGGTGGTTTTCGAATTGGTGTAGATTTTATATAATAATTTTGTATTCCGGGTGTTTGTAAATCAGCATCTAATATTTTACAATTTATTTTATTAGAAAATAATAAACGATGACGTCTTTCAGACGTTGGAACATTATTTGAATTATTTAAATTGTTTGAATTTGTTTTATTATCATTCGGACATATTAAAGAATCTCTTGGAGGATAAATTCCATCTATAGCATTTTGTAATCTTTTGTTTTTTTTTATATTATATAATTCACATAATGATAATGATATATCAGACATAATATATATTTATATTATTAATATTATTAACAATATAATTATATATTGACTCAAAATTGTTCTGGAAAAAACCATCTAAAAGATAGGTAATATGGTTTTGCTGTTGTAATATTTTTACCGGTTGTATTCAGATCTGGTCCAGCTTCTACTATATTTTGAATTTCTGTTGCACCAATAGCGTTGGCATAATAATGTAATAAAGATATTTGTCCAGAGAATCCACCATTTAAGGCGACATTAACATTTTCATAATTTTGTTTTGGTATACTTGCTAATACTAGACTTTTTGTTAAAGTTCCATTAATATAAACGTCTAAATTATGTTGATTACATCTAATAATTACATTCATCCATTTTTCAATTGGTATATCATCAATTACAATTTCCTCTTTTATATCATCAAATGTATTCATAACAACACGTAGAGATCTATAGTCATTTCCAATATATAATCCAGGACCATTATTGGGTGTAACTATACCATCTGTACCAATTGTATCATTTCCTTTATTAAATACATGTTTATGATGTGCCCGTTGACTTGCCGTATCAATAGAAAGTGGTGGATTCTTAATATATAACCAAACTGACCAAGTAAATTCTAGTCCACCCCTTTCATTATTTGATCGATAAATTGGAATTGCATTTTTGTCATTAGGATTCTGTTGTATAATTAATGATTCGCCAGCATCAAGCATACCGTTTATAAGGATTGGATTTGATGAATAAGAAAAAATATAGGATAATAAATTAATTCCTAATCGTAAAACAACAATAAAAATAAATATAGTAAGTATTAAAAATACTAATTTTGCAACAACACTATTAGCCTTTAATATATTATTAGAATTAAATATCGCAGTTGCATTATTTAATGGACTAACATTAGATTTATTAGAAAAAAAATCAGAAATAACATTCATATTCTTATATACTATATATAAAAAATATAAACAATTTAAATTTCAAAACTTCCTTTTTCTGTATTATCTACTAAATAAGAAACCCTAACTTTATGATTATTTAATATTTTTCCAAATCCACTTACACTTCCTGGTCCATTTTTATAAACATTATATGCCTCTTGTGGATTTAATGCGTTTGGCCAGTATTGGAAATTAGATGTCCATCCGGAAAATCCTCCTCCGGGAGTTATATTAACATCTCCGGTTGGTTTATTTGGAACTGCTGGTAAAATACATGTTCGAACTAATTTTCCATCTAAATATACATCAGCGGTTCTTCCATTTAAACTGAGAATTAAATTTGTCCATTTTTGTAATGGAATATTATTTATACCACATACAGCGTTTGTGCCAGGTAATGATTCAGACGCGGCATTTACAGATATATCTATCTCGATATTATTAGAGTATGGTGTTAAAGTAATCTTAGGACTATTAGAACGAACCAACATCACTTTTGATTCAGATAATCTATATTGCCAATTTTTAACATAGAACCAAATAGAATATGCGTAATTAACACTTTCACCATTATTCGGTAAAGTTGATTCACTAATTGATGTTGTTATGGTTCCGGATTTAACATTTTTTAGCTGTAAGGAATCAGGATATGCAAATCGCATTATTACATATGCTATAATTATAACAATAACTACTGATAATATTTTTGTAATTAATCCCATAATATAATATATAATAAGAAATTATCTAAACAAATAATTATTTATAATTATTTATAAGTATTTATAAGTATTTATATATATGAATTATAAATAGCGTGAATTTGACTTCTTGATAAAACTTTATCATAATATATAATATCTTTTATACCACCATGTATACCATTAGGAGATCCTGATGTTACTTTATTATAGTCCAACAACGGTGTAATATTTTGTTTAGAAACAACTAAATTATTATTTATAAAAATATCTAAAGTTCCACCAGAATAGTTAATAATAATATTATTCCATTTTTGGTATAGTATTTTTTTAGTTTTATAAATAGTAACTAATTTATTAGTAGGTATAGTTTCTTCGTCTTCTTTGCTTGTTGATGCTAATATTTCTATTCTATTTTTATTAAAAAGAATTTTAATAATATTGCCGAAATTTATTAATGATGAAGACTTATTATATGCTGGACTAGTAGATGGTGATTGTGGATTAATCCAAATCCAACTAGATACAGCATAATTGTAATTAAAGTTAGCATTTTTTTTTACATCAATTAAAGGATCATTTGATAAAGTAGGGTTTTGAAAATAACCTAAATCTATTTCTTTGTCTAAATATTCTGGTCCTTTTAAAATTAAGTTACTATTGCGATTACTATATTTTTTGTATAAGTATGGTATTAATATTCGTAATATAATAAAAATAATTTCAAGTAAAAGAAGTAGCCAAACGGTTGGTGTTGTAATAGTAAATTGATATTTAATATAATCAACTATATCTATTACCAAACATGGTAAATACATAATAATAAGTATAATGAGCTTTAGTGATTTAAACTTATTAAATAATTTATGTAGATTTGATATAATTGCTATCGCTAATCCTATAATAATTATGGTACTATTAATAAATAATAATAACCAACCAAGTTGAAAAACAATAAAATAAATTAATAAAAAGATTGACCCCAATATTAATAATAATAATATGATAACTCCTAAAATTTTTAAACAAAAATCTAAAGTATTTATTTTTGGAAATTGTTTTTTATTTTTAGAAAATGTTAGTAACACTAAACCAAAAAATCCTAAAAATACTAATAAACTAGGTAATAGAACATATAAAGATTCTGAATCTATTTTCATACTATAATATTGTGAGATAATAAAGGGACGAAGTCCCTTTTAAACCCTAAAGTTTAATTTTTTATTTTTATGGGGGTGTCGCCGGGGTTTCCACCACTTTAAGAATCTTTCTTTTTCCTTTAATATCAACTTCTCCTACTGTATCTGTTTTCGTCAATTTATTAACTGTTGTATACATTATTTTCAAATCTTTTAAAAACTTATATTTGCTATATTCTTTACATAGATTCGCGCCATAATTGATAAATTGGTCAATTGTTATATTGTCCAATTTATCAGCTTCTTTTATCATCTTTTCTAAATCTCCTATAGTAGACCACATAATAACATATGGTGATGGAAAGCTATCTAAATGGAACCATATATAATTTTGGTTTTCGACTTTTGCTCTATCTAATAAATCCCAATTTTCTTTTGCGTTTTGACCAACATAAAATTTAATTTCCTGTAGTTCAAATTCCCGCATTGCAATTCCGCTTGCCGTCGGAAAGTTTAATTCAATTTATTTTTGAGTTATTCAAAAACGGATCAAATATAGGAAATGATTCGGTAGGTCCAATTGAAGTACAAATATCATTAGTTGGAACAATTGTAACATTTCTAAACTCATTTATTCTAAATGAATTTATATCCGAATAATTTTTGTCAGATGTATGTGACAGCGAATGAATCATATAGTTTGATTCTGATAATTGAGAAAATTTAGATAGACAAAGAATTATTTTTCTTTTTCCTCTATAACAAGGACAATAACCATATGTTTCCTTACTATTTTGGGGCTCATGTGCATATGGTAATCTTTTTCTAAAACAACATCTTTCAAGATTAAACACACTCTTTGCCCAATCTTTTGGAAAACCATTTGTATAAGAATAATTGACAATACCAAGAGAAACATGGTCTAAATGGTTATAATTATTTAATATATCTATTAAAAATTTATTTTTATCAGAAATATAAATAAATTCATCTACATCACCAAATATTGCCCATTTATAATTATTTTTTTTTGCTAGCTTAAAACCTCTTTTAACTGCTTCCATTTGACCACAATTATATTTGTCTCCACCATTATATTTTATAATATTATTTGGAGTTTGTAAAATAGGATGGTTTGATATCCAACTTATTATATCTTTATTATCATCAAAGCAATATGCATAAAAACTTGATATACCCAAATTTTTATGATACTTAATCCAGTAATCTACCAATTCAGTATTAATTTTTCCATACAAAACCGGTAAAAAAAATGAGATTTTAGATGGTTGTTGAGATGGTGATTGAGATGGTGATTGAGATGGTGATTGAGATAGTGGTAGTGGTGATGGTCGTAAATTTAATGAAAATTGTGAATATTGTATTATTGTCCTGTTTTTACATATAGGCGCATTCGATCTATTACCTTTCATAGAAAAAGCATAAATTGACATACTATATTTTATAAATATAAAATAAAAAATTAAACTTTGGGGTTCGTAAGGGGCGTTAGCCCCTTACTGGGGTTGAAGGGGTGTCCCCTTCATTATAGGGATTCCATAGCCGTCTTTTTTCCGTGACAATTTCTACAAAGAGCTTCTAAATTATTTACATGATTATCTCCGCCCTGATCCAGTCTGACCCTATGATCAACTTCAAACCACGCAGATAACTGATCATTACAACCAGCACATTTCCAATTTTGATTAGCTGCTATATATTTTTTTTTTGTTTCACTAACACAACGTTTTGTTGTGCCACCTCCAACACTTCCGTTTCTGTTGGAGGTTTGGGGGTTTCCCCCAATACCACTATTTATCATTCTCTTATACTGTGGGGTTTCACTATTTAAATCTCCATAACTTTTCGAAAAATGTGATGTTATATCTAATAGAGGAGATATAAAGTCTGAACTATCCTTGTCAATTGGCATATATTTAACGACACTATTTGCGTGTGTAAAAAGACTTCTACAATGATTCGGATGTTTTTTCATAAAAAGATAGAGAGAAAGACCTAAAAATCCGAAAAATGCCATTTGATAATATTTTTTCCATGTTTTCATTATATTTATATATTTACCATCATGATATATATTCATTATTATAAATGCGGTTATACCCAAGACTAATATTTCAATCTTCATATATATTTATATTTTACATTAGATTATATTTTCTACGTATTTCATCTGTTATTTTTATATTTGATGGTAATGATACATAAATTCTTCCTTGAGAAATATTGGCATCTCCTGTTGCATACAATTTATATGTATTATTTTCTTTTGATTTTGATTCATTCGAATTAATAATTGATCCATTCCATGGATAACTATAATTTATTTTATCTAATCTTTCTTTTGTGTATGTTGTTTCCATATTTATTATATATTTTTAATACATTTTATTTATCAATTTTTTATGAATTTTATATATATAATGAAAATTTTGAGTATTGATGTAGGAATCAAGAATTTAGCACTTTGTATTATAGAAACAATAGATAACTCTAATTTTATTATTAGATATTGGGATGTAATAAATTTATTTGAAGAACGAAGTAAAATATGCCAATTTAATATAATAGATAAGAAAAAAAGTTATAAACAATGTACTAAAGACGCTAAATATCATAAAAATGATTGTTATTATTGTAAAACACACGCTGCAAAAACAGAATATAAATTACCTACATCAGATTTAAATAAATATAAAAGAATGAAATTAGATGAGCTTATTAAACTTACTAATGATTATGATATTCTTAAAAAGAACGGGGCAGTAGGGGTATCCCCTACTCCCACTACAAAGAAAAACTTAACTTGTGCAATTGAATCTTTTATAGAAAAATCGGTTTTTGAAAATATTAGTGCGATGAAATGTAATGAAATTAGTCTTATTGATATTGGAATTGCTATAAAAGATAAATTAGAAAAATTGGATACTTTTATATTTTCTGGAATTGATGTAATATTAATAGAAAATCAAATAAGTCCAATTGCAAATAGAATGAATGCAATACAGGGTATGCTTACACAGTTTTTTATAATGAAAAACATGAATAAAATTGTTTATGTATCTGCTGCAAATAAATTAAAAATTTTTATTGGTAATAAAAAAACTACATATTCAGAGAGAAAGAAATTAGGTGTTGAGGAAACTAAAAAATTATTGATGAAAATGTCTGGAGATAATAATGAAAAAGATAAGATTATTAATATGTTTAATAAACATAAGAAAAAGGACGATTTAGCTGATAGTTTTTTGCAGGCTATTTGGTATAAAGGGCAGCATGCCATTTAAAACCCTGCTTTATTTTTATATAATTAATAAAATTACTTAATAAAAACTATATATATATAATGCCTTTTTCTGGTAATATTTATATAGAAAATTTTGATAATAGTAATGACGTTGACGTTGCTGCTCCGCAATTTATGTTAAATTGGTTAAGCGAACCAAATGGTGGAACTCTAGATAATACTGTTACTCGTGATGATGGAAAAACCTTTCAGGTTCAAAAAACATCAACTTTGCTAAATAATGCATTAAGATCAGGCCAAGATGTTTCATTTGGAACTGTTGATATTAGTGATGGTATAACTACTAAATCTGGATCATTATATATTGATGGTAGTAAATTTATTGAACATATATCTTCATCTTCGGAGAGAACTTTAACAAATAATACTAATACGTTAAATATTAAATCATATGGTACAGGTGACTTAAATATACATTCACAAAGTGGTCAACTAGAATTATTATCATCTGGTAGTAATGTTCGAGTTGCGACTATTGGTAACAACGATATACAGTTAAACTCAAAAAGAGATATAACAGTAGATGCATCTGGGAATATAGAATTTAATTCTACAGGAGGAAAAATTATATTACGTAATACGGAAATCCGTGATGGTATGGATATTCATACTAACATTAATATGAAAAATACTGCTGGTAGTAGTAGTTCTAAAATACAAAAATTGGATATAGCATCTAATCCAATTGATGTAGTTATTGGAAATGGTTTAACTGTTGAGGGTGATATAAGTGCTACAAATTATACTGGTACATGGAGTGGATCTGCTATTTCTGATATTTATATAGCATCAGCTTTAACCTGGAACAATAAACTAAATGCTTCAGGAGATGATGCCTCTTTTAACAGCGTTGGAGCTAACCATCTTACTTTAACCCACAACTTTACTTGGGGAGGAACTAGTATTTCTCGAATTGCTGATGGTAATCTTGG